CAATTTACAACGGAACAGCTCAATTACTTAAGATAGGTACTGCTGGATCAGAACAAACTTTAGTGCAATTAACAAATTGTACGATGTCAGCAAATGCTGATCTATTCGATACTACTTCTAAAGAAAGTGGTGGATGGAAATCAGTAATGCCAGGCTTAAGAGATGTAACTTACTCAGGAGAAGGATTAGCTGATTTTACAGATGCTTCTACGCCTTCTAAGTATGACCTTACTGAAATCTTTGCAGCTTACAATAACAGAACTTTGTTATCTGTTAAGTTTACAAATACTACAAGTACATTTACTCAAAGTGGTTATATTTCTTCTTTTGAAGTGTCAGGCCCTATGGAAGATGTTGCTACTTATACTATTGAGATAACAGGATCAGGACCATTAACATTCGCATAACTAAAAAAACTAAACTATGAACGGGCTTATTGAAATTACAATGGGTGGCGAAGTAAGAACTTTAAAGTTCGGTAACTACGCCTTAATGAGTTATAATGTTCTTACGGCAACAGATGCTGGGGAAACTAAAACGCTAGATGTCGACTATCAAATGATTGATTTTGTTAGAGATGTTACATACTGCGGTTTAAAGAACTATTATAAAATAAGTAAAAGAACATTTGATGTTACTTTAGATGATGTTACAAACTGGATTGATGACATGGATTTGTCTAATATTCAAATTGTAATTGATGCCTGGACAAAATCGTTACAAAGTAGCGAGTACATTCAGAATGGATTTAAAGCAATGTCTTCAGGTGAAGCTGGAGTAAAAAAAAAGTAACTTGGGATGATATAACCGACTTTGCCTTAGGTGAGGTCGGTTTAATGCCTGATCAGTTTGAAGATATGACCTGGGCAAACTACCAAAGGTTATTATTTAATTTCTATAAAAAGGAAGCGAATGAATGGGATCATACTAGAGTAACTTTAAGCTATATTAACAATGTTAATGTATCTAAAAAAAGTCAGATGAAAAAGCCAAAGGAAATTTTACCACTATGGACAGATAAGTTTGCTATAATGAATAGAGTGCCAAAAAAGTTAACATCAAATGAAGAAAAACAAGAAATCTTAAAGAAGTTAGAAGATGGCAAACGAGAAATTAATAGTTGAGTTATCAGCACAAATACAAGGGCTAAAAGCAGGCTTAGACAACGCGTCTAAAGAGATAGGTAAATTCAATACCAATACAAATAACGCTGCTAGAAATACAGAAAAAGATTTTAATCAAATTGGAGCTGCTGCTGGGAAGATCGGTGGAGTTTTAGCAGGTGCATTTGCTGCGGGATCCATTATAAGTTTTGGTAAATCTATTGTTGAAACTACTGCTAAATTTGAAACATTCGCTGCAGTATTAACTAATACTTTAGGAAGTGCATCCCAGGCCGAAATGGCTATGCAGATGATCACTGATTTTGCTGCTACAACTCCTTTTTCAGTTGAAGAATTAACTGGAGCTTTTGTAAAATTAGCAAACCAGGGCTTTAAGCCTTCTTACGATGAGATGCGTAAATTAGGCGATTTAGCGAGTTCAACAGGCAAATCCTTTGGACAATTAGCCGAAGCAATTTTAGATGCTCAGACAGGCGAATTTGAGCGTTTAAAAGAATTTGGAGTTAAGGCATCTGTTGCTGGAGATAAAGTAACATTTACTTTCAAAGAAGTAGCAACTACCGTTCAAAATACATCTTCATCAATACAAAAATACTTATTAGCTTTAGGAGATATTGAAGGGGTATCGGGTGCAGCAGCAGCGATCTCAAATACATTACAAGGTAAATTATCAAACTTAGATGATTCCTTTACAACCCTTATGAAAAATATGGGGGATTCCAATTCAGGAGTTTTAAAAGATACCGTTGATTTACTTGGTCAATTAATTTCTTCTATAAATATTATTGGTCACGCTGATAATATGGCTGAAAAATTAGGCATAGATCAAAGGGGTAAAAACTGGATGGATAAAATACCATTTACAGAATTGCAAAATCTTTGGGGTGGTGTAACTTATGGCCAGCAAGGGAATATAGATCTTATTGCTACTTATGATAAATTAAATAAATCAATAAGTAATATTACCACATCAGGTGGATTCAAAAGTTATATTGCAGCTTTAGAAAAATCAAAAGCATTAGTTTCGGAAACATCTCCACAATATAAAATATATTCGAAAACTATTGACAATGCTAAAGATGCTTTATCAGCTTTAACTGCAGAAGAAGCAAAAGCAGCAGCAAAGGCAAAAGCAGCAGCAGTAGAAGCGGCTAAAATACCTGCAGCAAAAGCAGCAGCTAAAACAGCTTTAAAAAATAGAATAGAGTTTAAGCCTACATCTATGGATTCACAGGCTGCAGTTGATTATGATATTAGTTCTTTATATCCTGCTGAATTAGTAAATTCTTATACAAGTGAAATGAATTTATTAAATGCTGCTGAAGATAAAAGATTCCAGGCAACTGATGAATACTTTGGTAAATATCAAGCTATTTATATTCCTACAGAAGAGAAAAAAGCAGAAATACTTGCATATCAAAACAATTTATTAGCTGCGCAAGCGGTTATAGCAGGTACTTTAACTGCAGCTTTTGAGCAAATGTTTACTACCTTAGTTGATGGCGGACAAAATGCTTTCCAAGCTATATTTGATGCAATTAAAAGGTTAATGATTAAAATAGCGGCGGCCATTGTTGTAGCATCTATTTTATTTATTTTAACAGGTGGTTTAAGCGCAGGCGGATCTAAATTAGGATCCATAGGAGAAATTGCTTCAAAGTATGGCGGATTAGGATTCGATCCTATTGCAATGTTCCAGCCAAAGCCTAAAAGCGCTATGATAGCAATGCCAAGTTCTTCAACAGGTCAAGGAGGTTACCAGGTTGATATAATGGGAGATAAAATGAGATTATTATTAGATAACCAAGCAATAAAGAATTCGAGGGTAGTATAATGTTTTACAATCATATTTATAATTTACAATTTAAAGGATTAGATCAAGTAAATACTGATTTATATTACCTGGTAAAGTTTGAAAAAAGACAAGCAACAGCTAGCACCCCTGATGTTATAGATTTGATTCCTGCACAAGATGGGCCTTTTGTTTTAAATTATAAAGCAAGCAAAGACAATATTTTTTCTCCTATTCGTTCTTCTTATGCGGATATAAAATGTTTTATACCTGTAAATTCTACAGCTCAGCCTTCTGATTTTTTCTTTGATACAGATGAATATACCTGGAAAGTTAGCCTTTACGAAACTAATGGTGTTACTGAATCTGTTAAATGGGTTGGTTTCCTTTTGCCTGATGTAATTCAATTTGAGTGGCAAGAACAATTTTACTTACAATTAACGGCTACGGATAATCTTGCAGTTTTAAAAAATGTTAAATATTATAGAGAAGATTATTACGGCTTATATAACGATACAAATGTTGACACTGGTATAACTTTAAGCAATTTTATTTGTAGGTTACTTAAAAAGACTGGGAGCAATTTAGATGTAGCTTTTTTTACTCAGTTTAAAATAAATGATAATTTAATAAATTCTGTTAATTTAATTTTATCTGAATATTCAGCAGTTAATTGGTCAACATTTGAGCCAAAGGATTGCTATTTTCTTTTAACATCTTTAATGGAATCTTTAGGGTGTGTTTTATATCAATCTAATAAAGATGCTACCTGGTATATTATTAGTGTTAATGATGTTGCAGTAAATGATTTGGTAAAAGACGGTACTTTTAGTATTAATGGTACTATGCCTTATATTTACGAATATTGGGATACAGTAGGGGATGTAGTTAATAGTCCAACAGGAGGCTTAAACGGAAGCCAGTGTCCTAAAATATTTGGAGATAATACTTCTAATGTTTATCAAGAATTAAGTTTTACTGGGGGTGATTATATTGTAGGATTTTGGGCAAAGAATTTTGATGCTGGTGCTATTCCTAAAGCAGTTACAAGAATTGAAATAGATAGTGTTGAAGTTTTTACTCAAGGAACTACTGATGATTGGGTTTATTATGAATTTGCTTATTTTACAGCAAGTATAGGAACATTTGATATTAATTTCTTTAAT